ATCACAATCCGCAGGTGGTAATCTTAATTTAAATGCCACAGGTGCATTAGATACTAGTGACCCTGCAAGAATTAAATCTACAAATACCTCTACATTTACTCTTTTAGCATATACTAGTCCTTACAATGCTGTAAATGCCTCTGGTAAAGATTATGTAGCATATTGTTTTGCAGAAAAACAAGGTTACTCAAAGTTTGGTTCTTATACAGGTAATGGTAGGTCAGACGGACCTTTTGTTTACACAGGATTTAAACCTGCATTTTTTTTAATAAAAAGTGCAGGTGCTGCAAGAAACTGGCACATATTAGATAATAAAAGAAACACAATAAATCCAGTTAATTTATATTTAAACCCAAATAATAGTGATGCTGATGGAACTTTTGTATTTGGTGATTTTCTTTCTAATGGTTTTAAAATTACAAACCTTGGAAATACTTTTAATACAAATGGTGAAACATACATCTACATGGCATTTGCAGAGCATCCATTTGTAAGTAGTAAAGGAGTGCCAGTAACGGCAAGATAGGAGGACAGACACATGTGTGAATATTGCAATGGTGAATGTGGTCAAGGTTGTTAATGAAACCTAAAACACAAAGACTACCAAAGAAAAAACAGCAGGAAGAGGCAATCAAACAGGCTCAACTAAAGTCTAAGATTAAGCCTCAACCTGCACCTGAACAACCTAAGATAGTTGCAAAGACTACTGCACCTATGAAAAAACGAATGAAACCTATTCGTGGTCCTATGGTAGAATCTAAACAAACATCTAAACCTATAGCAGGTAATAGAAGAACAGATGTATCTGCTCAACCTACTGCAGGTAGAATGACTGCTGCAGATATGTTTGAAAGAAGAAAGAAAGAAAAGAGAAAAGAATTAACAAGACAAATGAAGCCATTAAGGATAGGTTAATTGAAATACTTATACCTACTAATATTTTTATTTCTATCGCCGATAGTTTTTGCAGAAACGAATACTGTGTCTAGCACTGTAGTAACAAACTCAACACCTCCTACAGCAAATGCACCAAGTATTATAAATTCTAACAGCGATATATGTAAGGTTGGAGTTGGGGCAAGTGTGCAAAATAATATTGTAGGACTTGCAAGTGGCATAGTTATTGACGATGAGCTGTGTCAAAAATTAAAATTAAGTAGGTCTATGTATGCATACGGCATGAAAGTTGCGGCTGTTTCTATACTTTGTCAAGACCCTAGAGTTTGGGATGCGATGACTGACGCAGGAACACCATGCCCTGCAAAAGGTTTTATAGGTGCAGAGGCAGAACAATACTGGACTAACCATCCCTCTGAGATTCCAGACGGAAGTAAATATAAGCCAGAATATTTACAAGCTAAAGTAGATAAGCAAGAACCTACAGGAGATAATGATGCTCTTAAGAATTTTGGTCTTATGGCTCTTAGTTTATTGCTCTTATTCTAAAGCAGATTGCTTACCTGATACAGAAGGTCTTTGTACTCCTGGAGTTACAGTTACAGAGGATATACAAGTAGAAGTTACTGAAGAGGACTTAGGAACAGAGATTGTTACTACTACTACCACAACTACGACAACTACTACACAAACAGTAACAAACGAAGATTCAGGCGATATTTTAGATGGTAGTAATGGATATGTTGTAACAAATAAAGAAGGCGACATGGACATTGATTGGGGCGGACAAGGACCTGCCTCTATGCCAACAGGTAATAACTGTTATGGATTAGGTGCAGATAAATGTGCCATGATTACAGGAAGTGGTAATTCTACATCTAGTATGGGTGTAGCAGGTATGGGTACTACATTTATACAGACTGTAGACATATCTGATTTAAATATACAAAAAGGTGGCGAAGTAAGATATACAATAGAGGTTGACAAGCAGGATGCTCAAGATAGAATATACATGCACATTAAAGGACTTAACGGGAATAGCCAAGTCTTTTCAGGAACTGACATCTTGTCTGAATCTGGCATTTCATCAGGTTATCAATCATACAATGGGTCTTTCGATTTCAGTGGTATTTTAAATAGACTAACTATAGAAGTTGGAGGAAGAGATATAAATCTTGCAGTTGGTCCTGTATTTGATGATGTAACAGTAAATGTATTTTACAATGTAATTAATACTATAATCACTCAACAGATTACCACAGTAGAAGAAATATATTATTTAGATTTATTCTCTACAACAGAACTAGAATTTGCAGAAGAAGTATTTGAGTTTAATGATATTAGTTTTGATGATGTAGGCGATATTGATTTTACACCGATAGAACCTGAAACAGAAGAAGTAACTTATGAAACTGTAGAATTAGAAATACAAGAGTTTGAAATAGATTTTGAGATAGATTTACCAGAACCTGAATTAGTATCTGTAGAAATTGAAACAGAAATGGAACTAGAGTTAGAGATAGAAATGGAGATGGAAATAGATTTACCTGAACCTGAAGTAGAAGAAACTATAGATGAGCAACCAACAGAAGAAACAACCGAACCCGATAGCGAAACTACTGAGGAACCCACTATGGAAACTGAGAATAGTTCCGAGCAAGAAGATATACAACAGGAAGAAGTTGAAGAACCAAAAGAACCTGTAAAAGAACAGTCAGCAAAAGAGAAAGCTGCAACTAAAATAGTAAAAAAGATTGACGATAAAGCTAGGTATGATGAATCAAATCAAATGAAAACATTAATTGTTATGCAGATACTTGGCAATACAAAAACATTCTTTGACACACAATCTACAATACAAGATACAGATGTTAATGAATATTTAAATAAAACAATAGAGGATAATTACGGAGTATTATTTGATATGGCACAAGGACAAACTATGGAGGATATGATAAATGCCCAGTATTGAGTATTCGGGAATGAAGGTAACTGGTGGCAAGGTATTTGCTATCTTTACTTTATTAGGTGCATTAGGTGGTGCGGCGTGGACTGGCTTTACTTTTTATCAGGATTATCTCGATATGAAGGAAAAAATTACTCTGTATACCGAGCCTGACCTATCACAATATGATGAGGGCATGGCTGTATTAAAGTCTGAAATAGACATGATACTTGAAGAAATTACACTTGTAGCTGATGTTGCAAAAGATTTAAAGAATGATATGAAAGCAGATTTGCGTCAGATGAACGGAGATATTCGACACATTACAGAGATAGTCAATGATGTAGAAGACAGACAGAAAGAAGACAATAGAGAGTTACTAGATGAGTTAAAAATTATGGAACAAAATCTAGACTTAAAAATAAACAAAGCATTAAATAATCCTTTAAGTGGAATGTCAGCAAAGGGGCAATAATGAAAATAGATTTAAAAGTAATATTACCATACATAGTTATCATAGCTAGTTTAGCTATGACTTGGGGCATGTGGTCAGAAAGACTAGAAGCTGTAGAAAAAAAAGCAGATGCAGTTGCACAGATGCAACAAGACATTGCTATAATCAAAGAAAAAATTATGTGGATGGAATCTTACTTAATAGGAGATAATTAATGGCAACTTATAAATCATTTGCAGATTTAACAGAACAGCAAAAACAACAATTTGGTGATGAAGCATCTTATAAAAAATTTATGGATGACAATATTACAGTTCCAGTTCAAGCACCTTCGGGCTTGAGTCAGCCAATGGATTCAGGAACCCCTGCAACTCAAGAACAAGCAAGGCAGTTAGCTACTGTTACTCAACCGAGGGTTTTACAAGACCCTACAGAATTTGCACAAGCACAAGTTGGTGCAGCAGTAAGACAACCTAGTTTACCCACTGGTGGTTCTGTCATGCCAGGTCTTGCACTACAAACACCAACTACACAAACATTACAAACAACTCCGGGATTAACAGGAACTCAAGCAGCACCTATCACAGCTACGCCTACTGCTCCTACTATAGCACCTCAAGCAGTTCCTACATCAGCAACAATATCACAACAACCTCAAGTTACTGCACCACAATATCAGGCAGTAACAGGAGCTACTACTCCACAAATGGAGGCAGCACAAGGAACTGTGTCTGCACCTTTAGTTGCACAACAAGAGGACCTAACTGCATTACCACCAGAAGCTACAGTACAAGGTCAGTTAGCTAATATATCTAATGCTATCAATACAGCAGTGGATGAGGGTAAACCTATCCCTGCATTTGCATCAGGTGCTAAAAGATTAGTAGATGCCGCTATGCAACAAAGAGGATTAGGAGCATCTAGTATAGCTGCAGAAGCATTAGCACAAGGTTTATTAGAAGCATCCATACCTATAGCACAACAAGATGCACAGTTTTTTCAACAGGCTATATTTCAAAACTTAAATAATAGACAACAAGCAGCAGTATTAAATGCACAACAATCTTTCCAAATGGATACTGCTAATCTATCTAATAGGCAACAAGCCAATCTCACAAATATACAACTAAGACAACAATCTATGTTATCAGACCAAGCGGCTTCTAATGCTGCATTGCAGTTTAATGCTCAAAGCCAACAACAAACTGACCAGTTCTTTGCTAGTCTTGCAACTCAAATAAATACTAATAATGCACAAAGAGTAGATGCTATGAATCAGTATG